CACGGATGCAGCGTATGAGCATCGGACGTTCCACACTACTTACTGCAATAGCCTTAAGATTTGGGTGGAAGCGACGGAAACAGCTGAAGAACTGCAGGAGATTTACTATGGTGCGGATGTGCCGGAAACATACCAGTCAGATGTTCTCAAAGCATATCTTAAAGCAAAAGAAAGCGTAGGTGGTACGGATGAATCAGAAGCTGTTAGATAAATACTTATTCTTATTTGGCACCGGTGGGCTGCTCTACATACTGATCGAGTTGATTTGGAGAGGATACAGTCACTGGACCATGTTCGCTCTGGGTGGAATCTGTTTCGTATTTCTCGGTCTGATCAACGAGATCTTGTCCTGGCAGATGTCGCTGTGGATGCAGGTTGTGATTGGAGCGGCCGGAATCACAACATTAGAGTTCCTGACCGGCTGCATCGTCAATCTGGTTCTCGGCTGGAACGTCTGGGATTACAGCGGGCTTCCGGGCAATCTCTTGGGGCAGATCTGTCCACAGTACTTTGTGCTGTGGCTGCCGGTGGCACTGGCCGGGATTGTTCTGGATGACTGGATCAGGTATTGGAAATTCGGGGAGGAACGGCCACACTACAGACTGATCTGACGGACAAACATACAATATAGTAAGGAAATCAAAAGGAGAAATGAGAATGAGCAAAGGTACATGTACAACAATCCAGCTGCTTGCAACTGGAGTAATCGCTTTTTTGTCTGAAAAGTTGGGAATCACATTTTATTTGTTAGGGCTGCTTGTCTTTTTAATGGTCGTTGACTATATCAGTGGGATGATTGCGAATATGGTGGAAGCGATTGATCATCCGGGAGACACATCATATGGTTGGTCCAGTAAAAAAGGAGCAAAGGGAATCGCAAAGAAGATCGCATACTTATTTGTGATCACTGTGGCAATTGTAATTGATTACATCTTAGCAAAGACATCTGGAAATCTCGGATATCATTTGCCATCTGCGATGCTGTCCCTTCTTACAACGGTGTGGTACTTATTAAATGAAGCCTTATCAATTACAGAAAACGCCGGGCGCATGGGTGCACCGGTACCTGAGTGGCTGATGAAGTACATTGCGGTTCTGAAAGATAAAATTGATAGCAGCAATGAAACAAATCTGAAAGAGTAGGAGGAGGTGATCCGAATATCTCCCGTCACGGTCCGGGATATGACCGTTGCGACGTCGCAACAGCTCGGTGGGGATATCCTTCCGGGCTTTACTAAATAGGAGAGAATAAATATGAGAGATATTACATTATGCCACCCGCGGCTCCAGACACTGGCTACTGAGTTAATCAAGGAATGCGCGAAGCAGGGACTGCAGATCAAAATTGGTGAAACCTTCCGCACTGTGGCGGAGCAAGACGCATTTTATGCCCAGGGAAGAACAAAACCGGGCAACAAGGTGACGAACGCTCGCGGATCCAGTTACAGCTCCTTCCACCAGTGGGGGACGGCCTTTGATGTCTACCGGGCTGACGGCCGTGGCGCATACTATGACGCTGACGGTTTCTTTTCCCGTGTAGGTGCGATCGGAGTTTCCCTCGGACTTGAGTGGGGCGGTAACTGGAAATCTATCCCGGACAGGCCACACTTCCAGTTGCCAGACTGGGGATCATCGACGAGCGGGATAAAAAAGAAATTTAAGACGCCGGAGCAGTTCATGAAGACATGGCCATCTACGGAAAAAAAACAGATCGTAGAAGGCTGGCAGCACGACGCGCACGGCTGGTGGTGGCAGAATGAGGACGGATCCTGGGTAGCATCGGACTGGCGTCTGATCAGCCACCATTATTATCTCTTCGGCGAAAACGGCTACATCCGGACCGGCTGGCATCGGTGGAACCCGAACACGAAGCAGGTGGATCCGGCGGATGGTT